AGGGCATCAAATATTTCAGTAGGTCTGTCAAACGCATGAAACTTTCTCTCCTCTTCATCTTTAGCTAACTCTACATCCTCGTTAATCCAAGATTGCCCATTACCTATATCTAATACTTTTCTAACTGCTTCTTCATCATACCCAGGAACACCAATTAAATCAGATAAATCCATACGACTTAATGGGTGATGTTCAAATATGTACCCATCATTAATATTAGTAATTCCAGGTTCTGGGTACATTCTAAATGGGTCGACACGTTCAAACTCTGGAGCTATAACTTCGTCTGCTTCTACAGTAGTTTTACCTTCTTCATTTTGAGTATAAGATAGTTTTCTTTGTCTACGAACAATAGGCCCTTTAATAAAAGCACATGGGTACGTAACTAAATCTGTAATAAAATCATTAAAAGATTCTCCCCAGCCACCCTGTGCAAACTGGTCTTGTATCTTTAATTTCATTTTTTTAGCTCTATCATCAGCAGCTTGTAATAATTTAAATCTATAATCCTGAGCTATCATTTCTTTTAACTCAGCCATTTTATCTGGAGTCGGTGCTTGTCCTTCAGCTTCAACAAGTCTAACTACTTCTGCAGCAAAAGCATTTTCTAGTTCTGCTGAGTGTGCAGGAGATAATTCTGGTATTGGGGTGGGTTGTATATCCCACGGGGGGGTGCCTGTATCTAACAAAATATCTCTAAGCCAGCTTTCAGCAGCTCGGCATTTAACTTCTGTTATCATCATATAGATATCAGAACCACCTTGTGCTTGTATTTGTGCAAGCTTATCTGACTCATATTCTCCGTTTCTTTGACGAAGACCTTTGAGCATAATATTTTCTATAGGTTTTTTAGCTTGCCTAGCAGAATCCCAACACTCACGCATGTACGAAGCAAGTCCTAAAATGACTGCTTCATTCTGCCGTTCTTCCATGGCTCTATCAGCTTCTTCCTTTTCTTTCTTAACGAGCTCGTCGTTACCTATTACTTGTAATACCATAATTTATTTTGGGACAGGTTTTTTAATCGGTACGCCCATCAAGTCCATATATTTATCTGGATTCTTTTTAGAATCCTCTACTATTTTTTTTGCGTCTTCTCTAGAAGTATCTTCATTTAAGAATTGTTGCATAGCTTTCATTCTTTCGTCTTCTGTTACTACCGTTTTACCGTCTTCATATTTTTTAGTTTCTACAAGACCACCGTCTCTATAACTTTTAATCATATAGTTCTTAGAACCATTTTTCATTTTATACCCAGGCATAGTTTACCTCCCTAAATAATTTTAACCATACTATAAAAAAGTTCCCCTGTCTAATCATGAATAACAGGGGAACCAGAAAGGCAGTAACTATACTAATGAGGAAAAATAGTTACTAAGTCACACAAATGAGTAAAGCGACTTTACTTGAACGTATCATGTCCAACCACCTGACGCAACAGATTTAACATCACGTTTCTGTATCATAAATCCATCAGCTGTTGTGTTAATGTGTAGCATTAAATACTGTAAAGCTTCCGCTACGTGTGAGTGTTTGTTCTTATCTATGCTTCCGTTCTTCTTATGAAACCTATACCCACCCATCATTGCAGCTTTTAGTCTTGTACATCTAGGGTCTACTAAGAATGCAGAGTCGCCATCTACTTGACGCATAAGAAAATCATCTACGGCTGAAAGCCTAGCCGATACGTTATTTGTTTTGGCTGACATAACTTTTAATCCTTCAGCTTTTATTATATCTACAGCTGAACGTTCATCAGTCTGGGCTCGTTGTATTCCTGCAGGGTCTGTAATAATTATTACAGGACTACCTGCATACTTCTCTATAATCATAGGTTTTAAAACTGTACGTATAAATCGTTGTATACCCATATCAAAACTTACAGCTTCGTCAAGTATAAGAACTCTACCCCGTGGGTCTTGTTGTCCTATAACGGCTGCAGGTGTTAGCCCTAAGTCCATACCAATAACAATCGGTCTAACTCCATTAACTATAGGTTGTAAAGTTTGGTCTGCCATATGGTAGTCAGGTCTAAAGTACTTATATACAGGTTGTCCCGCAGTACTTAGCCCATACTCTCCGTCAATATACACACGAATATATTCATCTGACCTACCTTGTGTATCGTAATATCCTTCAGGTAAGTTCTTTATGTTTTCAGCAAAAGGACTTCTACCTGATGGCTGTTTGAATACATCCCACCCATTATCATTAAGTGAAACGCCATCTAAGGGGTCAAGATGTTCCATCTGATAATACCACCATGTATCCATTGTAGGAGGGTTGGTGTCCCCCCACATCCCGAACCAAGAAGGCCCCCCATCTTTTGCTGATGGGTATCGGCCAATACGTTTTGACATGGCGTCTACAATGTCTGGGTTTATATCCCGACACTCATTAAACCATGCAAACGTTAATTCGAGAGAGTTCAGGTTAGCTACATCATCTGAATCATCTAATGCTCTGAACATAATTTCACACTCAACATCACCTACTTTAAAAAAGTAAGTCTTTGTTGTTCTCATGTACGTGCCACATACTCCTGGCGGAAACCAGTCGTGGAATGTTTTAATCGTTGTATCCTGTAGCTGTCTAGCTGTTTCACGAACAATAGCAGCCCTTGATTTGCGTATACCTTGCTTGTTGGGTTTTTGCATAGTGGCTCTTCTTATAACCTCAAAGGTAGAAGCTACTGATTTACCTGACCCTACAGGCCCCATCAATGTCCTCATCTTAGCGTCAGACATCATAAACTCTTTACATACTTTACTTGGTGTATAATCTATATCCATTATGTTTTAGCGTACCCAGGTTTTCCTTTAGATGTATTATCTTTAGATTGTTTACGTTTTACCGCCGCACGTCTTTTACCTGCTGACATACTTCTTGCTTTAGCAGACGGCACACACTTAGGATACTTCTTCCGTTTTTCCCCTTTGCTTCTGCCACACGGTGGAAACGAACCGTCAGACCTTGGGTTAGCTATATCAACCCACTTCTCACCTACCCACTTTTTTAGCCCTTTTTGTGCCACTTTTCT